GTATGCGTGGCCTCCGCCTTCTCGACAAATAAGGTATCCTGTTTGTTGCCCTCCTGAAAACAGATGTCGCACCACTTAACGACCTGAATCTCCCGCATGTGCCCTCAACTCCTTCCGCTCCTGAACTCGCTGGATCCATTCGTCATCGATCGCCGTCACGTCGCCATCCGCGTCCGCCTCGCCGGTGATGATCACATCGCCGACGATCGACTGGAGGGCGATCGTGCTGGCAAACCGGTTGAGGGGCAAGCCGTTCAGTGCCCCCTCCTCGTTGCACCAGAGGATGCCCATCAGTGGCAGCCGGACCGCCTCCAGGTATCCGCCGACCGCCGATTGTAGTTGTCGCAGTTGAGGTCCCGCCGTCCTGGACAGTTCCACCAGCTCCCAGTCGCGGTCCGGATCGGCCGGGATGAGGACGGCCGGCAGGCCTTCACGCGGTGCCGACATTGAGGTTCTCCATCACGGCCATGATCGAGGCCAGCCGGATCACATCCCGATCGGTCCCGCTCAATCGGCCGAGCCCGTGGATCTGATATCCCTCGACGTAATCATAATTCGAGGAGACCACCGCGCCGGTCCGATCGTGCCATCGAGTCCTGATTGTCGTGCACCTCATGCACTTCAATTGGTACTCGTAAAGATTGAGCCGATTGACCCATTGTACTGAGAACGGCCGCCACGAATGTCCGAAGTCCCGGCACTGGAGATGCTCCACGTCCATCCCCTGAACCGCCTTCTCGACCGAAGGAGGAACCGGCGCCTCATGCACCGGAACCCGTTTCTTCGGTTCGTGATGCTTCACGGCGGTGACCGGCGCCGATGCTGCCGCACTCTTGCGCGCCATCCTCCCCTTCTCCGCTGCCTCCACGGAGGCTAGGGCGCGCGCTGCCTGCCGATCCGCCGACTCCGGGATGATCCGCCGATCCCTAGCCGATGAGTCCGCCTGCGGCGACTTGAGCGCCTCTGCTGCCGGAGGGGCTGAGGTGGCCGCTGCCGGCCGGGATCCTCCTCCGGGGTCCTTGCGTGCCGGCCGGCCGGCTGGTCCGCCTCTGGCCGTCTGACCTGCGGTTCCGGTCCTCTTACGAGGCGGGGTCGCTCTCTTCTGTCCCTCCGTTCTAGCCCGTTCCCTGCGTGCTTGCCGATCCTCTGCGGTCATGAGTCCCCTTCCGACCCGTTCGGCTGATTCGCAGGTCATCCTAGGAGATGATGTCAATTCGTGGTCAAGACACTCCGGACAGCGAAGGAGGCGGACCCATGGCTGAGTCCGCCTCCTGCTGGTGAAGCTATTCAGTTTTGCGGATATTCATCGCTTATCCGCCGGAGATACCTACCCCTAGGGATGGAGGCCAATCGGAGGACGGCCATCCGGAGGAGGGTCATCGGCGCCGACCGCCACATCCCGCATGGCCGCATCCTCCGCAGAAACCGCCATGGTTGCATTCACACGGACACGGCCGCATCGGTTCCCGCCTCCTCCCGCGCGTAGAAGGTGAATCCGAGGGTGCCGAGGTCATAGAGGCCATCCGATCGTGCCGGCATCCGGTACTCCTCCTCATCCCCTGCGAACTGCCACACGGCAACCTCCCCATCGAATCGAACGAGGGCGAGCGCCCCGTCCAGATTGGCATCGTCCTCCGATGCATTGGTTTCCTTCCAGTGATTCGCCATGGCGGTCAGCGTGTCCTTGGTCACGACCGGGGTGACCCAGCCGTGCCAGCGCGGACCGAACTCCTCCGCCGGATAAACGGCGGAAGGATCCCAGTCCTCCGAGAAATAGAGGGTCATCGGCCGGTCTTCCACGGATTGGCGGCATTGAGTTCCGCCACGATGGCATCCACGTCGGCGTCCTGATTCACGAATCCGCTATCGGAGGTATCGGCCAGTTCATCGAGGAATGCGCCATGGTCCATCGAGTAACCGATCTCCTGCGCGTAATCGGCAAGGACCCGCCAGAGTGTCCCGCCATCCATTCGGCCGAGATCCCCGTCGAGGAGTCTTTCCGCCGATGTGATCAGTCCGGCCAGTGCCGGACGCATCACCCGATCCTCTTTGTAGAGAGGAACCAGCGCGTCGAGGGCGTCGAACAAATGGACGATCGGCGCCTCCTCCTTGGTCGGGAACTCGATCGCGGTCCGATGCTGGCCTTGCCAGCCTCCGGCGGCATAGATGCCGAAACCGATGGCCTCGGTCCGGAAAGGTTCGCGGAACTTGGTCATGCCTTCACAAACCCCTGTTCCGCCCACATCGCGTAGGCGCCGGTGAGGGTGCTGGAGGGATCCGCCTCATAGGAGATCGTCATCCGCTGGAGATCCCGATCGTTCGCCAGCACCTTCACCGGGGTGTGCTTCCGGCCGATGAGAAGGCGGTCGTTGGGGCGGGCCGCGCGGATCACCCGGAGGGATTCCTTCCGGACCTCCGCCCTCCTCTCGTCGTCCTCGGTCATCCAGTCCCTGCGGCCCACCGGCCGGTTCAGCCAGTCGCGTTCCATGATCACTCCGATCATCGGGAGGCCCCCTGTCCGGCGCCTCGATACCTCTCCGATCCTAGGGCGCGAACATGTTGAGAACCTGTTGAGAACTTGGCGCCTCCCAGTGCAATACCGGCGCCTATTGCACGGCCGGCCGGCGTGCAATAGAGGCCTTCCCTGGGCCGGCTGCCGGCGCAGAAGTTGATCATGGTCCTGATCTGCGGAGATGCCGCAACAAGATCAACTGAATCGTTCGATATTGCATCTATCTTGCACTGGCCGGTTGTTGATCTTGGTGATATGGCCTCTGAACTGGGCAAACGTAGGGTGGGCGATACTGGGATCGAATCAGAGTCCCCTAGGCCTCCGGCATAGGCGCTGACCTGCGTAAACGCAGTTCAGACGGCACGACGGTGCAATATCGCCGGTGAACACATAGGATCTCATAGGACCTAGAGGGGGTCCGGATTGCACAGATGCAATAGAGTTGATCAAGGAGAGATGATCATGGCAGGCACGAGGCAGCGGCGCCGATCGTTCGGCCGGATGAGGCGGACATCGGCCGGCCGGTTCCAGGTCGGCTACGTCGGTCCGGATGGGCGCCTCTGGAACGCTCCGGAGACGTTCGCCAACGAGGCGGATGCCAACCGCTGGCTGGAGATCAAGGAGGCGGAGATCCGGGACGGCCGCTGGGTCTCCCCGGCGGAGGAGAGGGTCGACAAGGAGGCCTACTTCCGGGATTGGGTGGCCGGCTGGCTGGAGACGAAGGTGAAGTCCGGAGAGTTCCGCCCGCGCACCGCAGAGGAATACTCCAAGTATCTCGACCGATTCATCCTGCCAAAGTTCGGCGACAAAAAGGTGAAGGCCATCACCGCCTCGATGGTGCGGGAATGGTATTACGAGGACTTGAATCCGGATACCCCATCGATGCGTTCCCATGTTTATGAGGCCTTCCGCCACATGATGAACGGCGCCGTTGCCGAGGATATGCGCGACGACAATGCCTGCAAAATTATCCAGCGGAAAACTCGCGCGCACAAGCCAGTCGTACTCAGCATTGTTGAACTCATCGAACTGGCGGAGGCAATCAATCCGCGTTACAAACTGATGATCCTGATCGCCGGTTCCTCGACGTTGCGGTTCGGCGAAGTGACTGCGCTGCGTCGGTCGGACATTGTGTTTACCGAGGACGGCCGCTGCCTCATCCGCGTGGATAAGGGAGTTTCCCGGACGAAGGAGGGCTTCCATGTCGGCGACCCGAAGACGGAGGCGGGTCGGCGGACCCCCCGTCTCCCGGCCATGTTTGTCGGCGACGTTCGGCGGCACCTTCTCGAATATGCGGCGCCCGGCAAGGATGGCCTTCTCTTCCCGGCCAAGGGCGATCCTGACAATCACCTGGCGACCTCGACCTTTGCCAAGGTGTTCACGGTGGCGAAGAAACGAACGGGACATGACCGCCTGACCTTTCACGATCTGCGGCATACGGCGGCAGTGATGGCCGCGCAGACGGGCGCCTCGTTGGCGGACCTCATGGAACGAATGGGTCATTCCTCCCCTAAGGCGGCGATGATCTATCAGCACGCCGCGCAGGGATCCGACGATCGGATTGCCGAACGCATGAATGAAATGTGGGAGGCGCAGTTGGCTAAACAATCGAAGAGAACTTATCGCTAGACGGATCATCACCGGCGCCCGCCTCCTCGACCTGAGGGGCGGGCGTTTCCTTTGTATGCCAAAACTTCCGGCGATACTCCTCCGGAATCTCTATCGGTTGAAGCTCGAACGCCTGATCTTTTACTTCTGAGATTATCCAGCGCGTGGCATGGCCTCGCATGGCGCGGAACGAGGGATTATCTCCGGGGATGACAAACCAGCGGCGACCCTCTTCCGGCTGAACTTGTCGATAACAATCTATCCATGAGACGGGTTTCGGCAGCTGCATATGCCACATCACCAACTCGTCGCGCAGATAAAGAACGAACTTTCGCCTGAACCTTTTCTCGAAATAGAAACGGAACTCCTCCGGATCCATGCCCGCCTTGCGGGACAGCCGCGCCACCTCATAGGGATCGTCCTCCTTCGGGACCTCCCCGGCGCCCTCCATCGGAACGCCACGTAGAGCGGCCTGAGCGGCACTGAGCGGGACTTCCCGGCCATCCGGCAGCAGGAGACCCCCCGGCGGCCCCTCCTCGCCGAGAAGCTCCGCTAGGGAGACCTCGAACGCCGCGCAGAGCGCCATCAGTTCGGCCAGCCGATCGGCGCGTTGGACGCCGGCCTCGATCTGCGCCACGGTGCCGGGGCTCCAGGTGAGGCCTTGCCGGCGGACCTCGGTCGCCAGCCGCGACTGGGACCAGCCGCGCTCCTGCCGGAGGAGATGGAGGCGTAATGCCACGTGTTCCTGCGTATTCATAGGAACCAGCGTATCTCGGAACCTAGGAACGTCGAGGGGTTGACACGTCGAACGGCCGGGGATAGCGTCTGCGTCATTGAGTTCCTAGGTGCACCTAGTACCTCATATGAACTCCCGTTAACTGATCGAGTCAACCTGGAGGGATGGCCGATGGCAACCGCCAAACGAGGGAAGGCTCCGCCCCGTCTGGGGTCGCTGCCGGATGCCGCGCGTTACCTGGGCGTCAGCGTCGATGCCGTCCGGGGATACATCCGGACGGGCAAGCTGACCGGCTACCGGATCGGCGCGAAGCTCCTGCGGGTCGACATGGATGAAGTGGAGGCCATGGTCCAGCAGGTTCCGAAGCCCCGACCAGCGTAAAAGGCGTCCTGGGGAAGGGATGTCGCTACCGCTAGTCACTGTTCACTTAGTCAAAGTTGTCAAGTCCCACCACCTTTAGGGGTGGAGGACAGACGGGTGAAGCTGAGTGATCAACTTGCCTCCGAACGGGTCGCCTTGACAGAATTTCTATGCAAGGGATCGACCAGTCGGGGACGAAAGGAACATCGGGACCCGCCGGATGGGCGCGGGTCGACAGCTAGAGGGTCCAAACAGCAGGCCCAGAGTTGAGCCGGAGATGAGTGCAGCACTAGCGGAAGGTGACAATCCTTCCGTACTACCGGGATTGTGGAATGAACTCGTGTCGGCAGAGGCGGACGTTGCCGACGCGGTAGCACACAAGGAGGCGGTTCGAGCCCAGATAGCGAGCTACCTGGAGGTCGGCGAGAGCTATGAGGCCAGACCAGGTGTCGGCATCAAGCTGGCCGACGGAAACCTTACGTTCAATCCGATCAAGGCCGTAGGAATTCTCGCGCAGGCGGACCGCGACGAGGGAACCGACTGGCTGGCTCGGACACTGAGAACGATGCCCGACAAGGACCTGGCGCGAAAACATCTGCCGACCAGGCTGTACCGGGAATGCTGCGACAAGGGCCGGCCCGTCCTCCGCCGGTTCGGGTGAAGGGGTTCACCGGTCAGGTATTTGTCTTCTCGCTGAACAAGTCGATTCCTCGCGTCGTGGGTGAAGTCTGCCCCGGCGGCGTGCGGGTCAACCATGTCAACGTCAAGGCTGCCTGGCCCAAACGAGCGGGATCCCGTCCAGCGGCAGACTTCTACCTCACCACCGCCGGCCTCACCTTCCGATCCGAGCAATCGGCTATCGAGATGGGCGCGGTCGTCGCGGTCCTGCCGGAGGCCCA